GGCAATGGCGCTTTCGATCGTTTCGATCCGCCGCTTGAGATCGGCTTCCGATCCGTATTCCACCGTTTTGCCGTCATAGGTCACGCGCAGCGTGCCGCGCGCATAGGCGCGGCGCAGCGCATCGAGCTCGGCCTGCGTCCAGCTCATCTCAACCACCCCTTGCCGTTGCGGCCGCCCAACCAGTCCGAACGGCGCTTCTCGCCCTTGGGCGCGGTCGGCCGGACTTGTCCCGCCGGCCGCGCTTCCGAGGCCTTGGCCGCCTCCCGCACCTGCCGCTCAAGCGATTTCCACTTCTCGTCGGACCAGCGATCTACGCCCAACAGCCATGCCGCCGCCCGCGCATAGACGCGGCAATCGAGCGCCTCGTTGCGTTCGCGAATCTGCCGCCACTCCATGCGCGTGAAGCCGCGCCGGTCCCGCACCGCGGTCAGCCGCTCGGCCGTCAGCTGCTTCACCCATTCGGCGGTGACGCCGTGCGGAAGATGGACGAAGCCTTCGGGGAAGGCGGCGCCCGCCGCCAGTTCCTCCGCCGTCGGCCGGGGAAGGCGCAAAAAGCGATACGTCTCCGACTTGAAGACCGCACCGCAGACCTTCCACAGCCGAAGCCCGCGCCGATATTTCCGGCCGGCCTCGGTCACATCGACAAAGGACGGCCCGTCAACCGGCGCGCTGCGATCGAAGCCTTCGACACCCTTGATCGCCACCGCAATACCGGCGCCGAAGCTGCGCACCCAGCTGTAGACCTGCGATGTCGTGCGGCCGTCGCCCGAGTCGATCGCAAGCCGCGCGATCTGCATGACCGCGCCGTCGTCGTGCTGCCAGGTTCGCGACAGGAGCTTCGTCAGCTCCTGCCACACTGCTTGGCCGGAGGTCTCGCCTTCCAGAACGACGTGATCGATCAGCCAGCTTTCGAGACCTCGGCCCCAGGCCCACACATCGACTTCGATACGATCCGTTTGCACGTCGGCGCCGGCCGTCAGCACCAGCGCGCCTTCGGGAATCGTCCCGAGGGGATGGTCCTTCTCGCGCTCGTAAAGCCGCCGCCAATCGGGCGCCTCGCCGCGCTCCTGCCAGGTTTCGCCGAGCAGCGTGTTCTTCGCCGTCTTCAGCAGCGCGTCGTTGCCCTGGGCCGCTTCCCATTCGCGCGCGATCTGCGCCCACGAGAGCCAGCCGACCGGCGAATAGAGCCCGGAAATGTGGAAGCCGATCACGTGCGGATCGTCGGCTTGCGCCGTCGGCCGCCATTCGCCGGCCGCGAGCATTTCCGTCTTGCGATGCTCGGGAATTCCGCGCTCGCAATTCTCGCAGATGTATTCCGCCGTCTCCGGCTGGCCCTTGTCCCAGCGCAGGCGCTCGAACTTGAGCCACTGCATGAACCGGCAATAGGGACACGGCACGAAATAGCGCCGCTGGTCGGTCGCCTCGTATTCCCGTTCGATCCGGGAGAGGCCTTTGACCGTCGGCGTGCTCACGATGAAAATCTTCCGGCGATGCCCGAAGGTTCGCGTCCGTGCTTCGGCGAGCGCGATCGGATCGCCTTCGCCGTCCACGTCGCCGGGATAGGCGTCCACCTCGTCGAGGAAGAGCCAGCGCGCCGGCATCGACCGGAGGCCGACTGCGCTGTTCGCGCCGGTAAGGACGAGCTGCCCGCCGGCGAAGCGTTTCGCGAGAACCGTGTTGCCGCTGTCTCGCATGCGCGCTGGCATGACGATCCCGCGGAGTTCCGGGCTTTCCTCGATCAGCGGCTCGATGCGCTGCTGCGATAGCCGCTTCGCGAGATCTGTCGTCGGCTGAACGGCGAGAAATGGTCCCGGTGCTTGGTGGATGCAGTAGCCGATCCAGTTGTTGCCCGCTTCCGTCGCGCCGACCTGCGCCGCCTTCATGAACACGATCTTTCGCGCCGGATGCGACGGCGACAGCGCGTCCATGATCGCGCGCATGTATGGGGTGCGATCGGTCCGATAGCGGCCCGCCTCCGAGGAAGCGCGCGAGGAAAGGATGCGATGGCGATCTGCCCATTCGGAAACCGTCAGCGCCGGATCGGGCGCCAGGCCGCGCGTCCAAGCGCGAGTGATGTCGGCCTCGCCGTCATAGGCCTCACCGGAGTTCGACCCGGACGTCCGAGAGCTCGGCGAGATGCCGTCGGACATGCTTTTCCAGAACCGTTTCCATCTGATGCGGATCGACGCGGAGCTCGTTCGCCATCAACGCGGCGACGCGTGCGGGCCATTGCACCCATGCGTCGCGCTCGCGACGCGCCAGGCCGAAGACCGTGGCGACGGCGCGCGCCCGATCGACGAGCTCGCCCTTGATCTTTGCGAGCCGGACGCTGCGCTCCTGCGCCTTGATCACCTCGTTCGCGGTGCGAGCGCGCAGGAAGGTCACGTCGCCTTCCGATTTCTCTCCGGACTCGCGGAGCGTTTTCTGCACGGCATCCAGGGCTGCGCGCGGGACCGCCTTGTCCTGCCTGGGTTGCAGCGCCGGCTTCTCAACCGCTGGCGCATGACGGCCGCGCTGCTGCGCCGGATCGGTGCGCGCGGCCCAATCGCGGTCGGCCTTCTCGGGATCGATCGTGCCGTCGGGTTCGAGCGTGATCCGTCCCGAGGCGATCGCCTTGCGAACGGCGTTGTCGGCGACGCCGCGATGGCGCGCGTAGGCCCTGCGGGAGAGACCCATGCTGCTCCAGCGCTCCCGATATGCTCACGATTCCAGCGACTTAGCAGTTGCTCTCCTTCGCGGGTCGAGCCTGACTGACCGCAGGCAAGACCAATGTGGAGGGCACGATGCTTCGCAAGCTTCATCCCGCGGACGCCGCGAACGCCGCGATCATCGCGAACGCGATCCGGTTCGAGCTCGCGCTTTTCCTCGGGCAAGGCCGCTACGCGAAAGCATCGGCCGACACGCTTGCCGACGCCCGCCGCGAGGCCGAGCGCCTCGCCGCCAATCACCGGAACGGCAGGCGAGCGCTGATCTACGCGGTCGATGCCAACGGTCGGTCCGCGCTCGTCACCGATGATGTTTCAACCCAAGCAAAGGAGCCTGCAATGAAGACTTATGCGAAGAAGTTTAACGCCCAGCGCGCCGCCAAGGCCGCCGGCCACGATCTCGATGAGATCGAAATCGTGAAGGCGAAGGACGGCTTCACGTGGCGGCTGAAGCAACAGCCGAAGCGCGCTGACGCCCGTGATGCCAAGCTCACGCCCGGTCCGTCGCGTGAGCCGCGGTCAAACGATGAGCCACAGGCCGCCACGCCGAAGCGCCCGCTCGGCAAGCGCGCGCAGGTCGAGGCCGAAGCCCGCGAAGGCAAGCTGCCCGAGCCGCCGGACTTCAGCGCGGAGACGCACAAGCGGTTTCGCAACAAGCTCGCCAGCGTCGTCGAACTCGCCAAGGCTGGTGATCTGAACGGCCTGCGCGCCTTCGAGATCAACCCGATCAGCTCAAGCCCGAAGGCGATCGCCCGCTATCGCGATCTCTGCATCATCGCCCTTGAGGCGCGGTCATAACGCAGGAGCGCGAACAATGCGGTACCAAATTTCCTTCGAGCGCGCCGGAAAAGTCCATTGGGTGTTTTGCGAGCAGAAAGACACGGCGGAAGAGCTTGTTGCGTCGCTCGATCTGGCCGGCAACCACCACATCGAAATTCTACAAGACCCAAATACAGATCATGCGCGATGGTTGATCGTTGATCGGAACCGCAAAAGAAACGTCATTCTTCGGGAGAGGCCCGCAGGGACCTAGGGCATCGCTGGCCCAGCTACGTTCCAGAACACCACGCGGCCCGGCCCCCTCCGGGCCGCGCATAGCTCCCAGGCCTTCGCGTCGTAGTGCGGATCGGACGGAAACGGCGGTTTGCTGCGCGCCTTGCGCCCGAACGGGAGCGGGTACTCGTGGATCGCGGCTCGGGCGACATCGGTCGGGGACAACGCTCGTCCGATCTGGACCACGTGTCGCCGCGCCGCCGGCCAGGCGCGGGCAAGGCCTCGCGCGAGTACTCCCGAACCGGCCGCACACCAGACCTCATCCGGCTCGATGGCGAGCGAGGCAGCGGTTTCCGCTATTGCGTCGATCGCAAACTCGGCTTCGACGCCGAAAGGAACGAGAGCCGCTCCGGTTCGCTCGCAATATTCGCGAGCGCGGGCCTGAACGACCGACAAGTAGCCCGGCTGGACGGTGACGACCTTCGCGCCGAGGCGCGCTGCTTCAAGCGTTCGCGGATGCGGACGAATGCGATGCGCCACGAAGATCGTCGCCCGCTTGCCGAGCTGCCGCGCGACCGTTGCCAGCGCCGTCTGCGCGCCGCCCTCCGCCGGGCTCGCGTAGACGGCCTCGTCCACGCCGGAGAAGAAGGCGCCGACGAACCGCGCCTTCGTTCCGCCGGGATAGAGATCGTCGCGAACGACCAGCACGTTGTCATGCTCGGCCAGAGCCGGAATGGTTGCAGGGGCCGGAATCGAACCGGCTACCTCGCGGGTATGAGCCGCGCGCGCTGCCAATGCGCTACCCTGCTTCAAGCCTCGTCTCCTTGTGCAATTTCGCCAAACTCGACTGCGCCGCAGGCCTCTGTCGCCTTGCGCGGGTCTCCCTTCACGAAGACCATCACGTTCTGATGCGTGCGGCCGAGCTTGCGCGAGACTTCGAATTGCCGTCCGACGCGCACCGGCAGCGATCCGACCGCCGTAACAAGGATGGCATCGTTGTAGAACCGCGCGCCGGCGGCTTCGAAGGCCTCGACCGTGCGGCCGGGCAGGTTCACGTAGCAGCCGTCATTGTCGCGCACGTCGCCGACAATCCAGACCGCAAACCGATCATCACGGAGCCGCGCGAGGGTGTCGCGAATGATCGTGCTGTAGGCAGCGAAAAATTCATCGCGCTCCATGTTCGACAAGTCGGCCGGATCGTCCGAATAGCGCTCGAGGTTCCAATAAGGCGGGCACGAGAAGATCAGGTCGGCTTCGATGTCGGCGGCAAGCCGCGCGATCTCGCGCGCATCGCCCTGCCGCCATTGAGGCTCGGGACCGTCCGCGAGCTGCAACTGGGCGATATTCGCCGCCACCTGTTCGGGGCGAAGCTCGATGCCCACATACCGCCGTCCCAGCTTCGAGGCCACGATGCCGCGGACCGAACCGCCGGCGAAGGGATCGAGCACGATACCGCTCGGCGGGCAGAACCAGCGATAGGCGATCTCGCACACGACGGGATCGAAGATCGATGTGCCCGAGCCGACTTCGAGGATCGCCTGCGACACCGGATCGAGATCGTCTTCCTCGCGGTCGCCTTTGACGAAGGTAAGATTTGTCATGCCAGCTGCCGGCCGCGGCCGTCGCCCCGCGCCTTCGATTTCGAGTAGTTGGCTGCGGGCAAAGGTGAGCCACCCGGAGATGCTTTTGCCATGCGCGCCCGATCGAGCGGGCGCGGGCTTCCGCCAGGCGCGGCGCCGCGACCGAGCTCAGAACGAATGCCAAGGTCGATCCAGGCGCGCTTGCGCTCCTGCCACCAGCCCTTGCGCGCATCGAGCACGCTGAATGGCGGAATCCCGAAGCGCTCCGCCAGAGTGGGGGACGGTTCGGACACCAGCGATCCGGCGGGAGGATTACCGGAGCCGCCGGCGTCCTCGCCCCCCAGCGAAGCCGAGCCGTCAATCGAATCGAGGATGCGAAGAAGATCGGCGTCGCTGAAGCCGAGCACGTCGAGATCGAATTCCTCCTCGCGCAGTGCCGCCAGCTCGGTACGCAGCATCGCTTCGTCCCAACCGGCGTTCTCAGCAATCTTGTTGTCTGCAATGATGAGTGCCCGGCGCTGCGCTTCGCTCAGATGGTTGAGCACGATCACCGGGACCTCGGTGAGGCCGAGCAGCTTCGCGGCGAGCACGCGGCCGTGGCCCGCCACGATCACGTCGTCGGCGCCGATGAGAACCGGGTTGACGAAGCCGAACTCAGCGATCGAGGCGGCGATCTGCGCGATCTGATCCTCCGAGTGCGTCCGCGCGTTGCGGACATAGGGGATCAGCCGCTCGATCGGCCGCGTCTCGATTTGCAAGCGATGTCTCCAAGCTTCGACGCGGCGATGCGCACCCGCGCACCCGAAGGTGCGCACCCAAGGTGCGCAACCGGAATTCCGTTCTGCCGCTAGATTTCGATCGGGCCTTTGCCGCCCGCATTCGCTCGCCGCCGGGAAGAACCTATAGGCCGGGGCATTGCGGGCGCGCGTCCCGCGATGATGCCAAAAATGATGCCGAATTCCGTTTCAAGTGTCGCGCCCAAAGTTCAACGTGCTGTGCAGTATCGAACACCTTCATGCAGCGTCGTCGCGACGTTCTTTGCGGCTGATTGCGGTGATGCTCTTCGTATTGCCCTTGCCCTTTGCGCGCGTTGGCGGCGCGGAAAGCCTGTTCGAAATCATGATCAGCGAGGCCGCCCAACGTCTCCATGCGGTTGCACGCGATATCCCGATGCGCCAGCAGATCGGCTTCCACCGCACCCCTTCCGCCCTGAGCCACACGATGCGTGCGTCGTCTGGCTCAAGCCACGTGAGCCAAGTGAACGTCTCTTCCATCCGCGAGATCGCCGCGGCAGTCGGCGGGATGCGGGCAAAGCGTGCCGGTTCCCATCCGAACGCTTCGTGAATGCTCCGAATGATCGGCGGCCATGTGCTGAAATAACCGGGCACACGGACCCCTGGGAGCCGGCGTAGCGTAGCCGCTGCCTCCTCGAATCGGGTTTCCACTTCGGTTGGTGTCATCGTTCGAGCTCCGATAGGATGGCAGCGTAACCAGCGACCTCTGCAATGCTGTCGGCGTGTTGCGGATCGCGGACGAGGCGTTGCAGCTTCAGCTCGAGCAGGCAGAGGACGACCCGGCGCGGCGTGATCGGCATGCCGAGGGCGAGTGACCAGCGCTTCGCCACGGCCTCGAAGAAATTAGCGGGATCGCCGTAGCTGTCGCGTCGATCGTGGATAATCGCGTCGGCGCGCCGAAGCAGCGCAGAGGAATTCACGGATTGCCTCCGATGCGGTTGGCGATCGCCCAGTCGAGGAGCGCCAGGGCGTCGGCCTCGTTGTCGTCGGAAGGCGAGTAACCGCGGGCGCGAACGGCCTTGATCACCTCGTCCTTCGACGCATTGCCCTTGCCGGTGGCGTGGCGTTTGATCGTCGCGACCGGTACGCCGAGGTAGGGGATCGCATGCCGTTCGCACCAAGCGGTGAGATGCGCGAGGAACCCGCCGTAGACCTGCGCGGCGAGCGTGCCGGCATGCGCCCGCACCTCCTCGAAGACTACGACGCCAAATGGCCCCGAAGCATCAGCGGCATCGCCGAGAAACCGCTCGAAGCGGAGGAACGCCATGCCGGCGCCTTGGAAGCGACCGGGCCTGAACTCGGTCACGCCAGACGCAATCCGTCCGGAGCGTGGAAGGATGGCCCACCCGCAGCGAGAGCCGAGATCGAGAGCAAGGATCGCGCGCGGCGGCAGCGCGGCGATGCGTGTTGCGGGCGGTGGCGTGGATTCGGCGAGAGCGGCTGCGAACATCGACATTCTCCGGATTTGTCAGAATGGGATCTCGTCGCCGCGCTCCCAATCGATGGGCGGCTTTGACGACGAGGGGTCGGGAAGCGGCGCGAAGAAGCTCGTCACGCTCTGCGATCGACGTTTTCGGCTGCGGCTCGATGCTTCGCGAGAACCGATCGGGAGCGAGGAGGGACGAACCGCGGTGACACTTGCGCCGGGGAATCTCGCCTTCACCGCGCGGACCTGATCGCCGAATGCATCGATCGCAACGGCCACCTCGGCGAGCGTGTAGACCGCGCCGTTTCGATCTCGCGCAACAGCGGAAGCTTCTTCCGCCGTTCGCACGATCGCGATGATCTCGCCGGTCGAGGGGATCACCGTTTCCCAGATCATCGGCGCGAGCGGCTGATGGCCGGCGGCGATCGCCGCAGCGTCGAGCGCCTTCCATGCGCGCTCCATCGCGGCGGCCTGCGCTGCGATCGCGTCGGGACGATCCGAGTGAAGCGCCGCGTTGAGCTTCTCGGCCTGCGCGGCAAAGCGCCCCGCGAGTGTGGTCTCGACGAGCTTCGGAAGGCGATCGACACCCCACTTGCACTCCATGGCGTGCGCGATGTCGTCGAGCCGATCGACCGCCGCCCGTGCGAAACGATCGGCGCTCATCGGGCGAACGCCTTAACGCGCATGCGCGCGGCCCTCACGCGCGCGAATGCGCGTAGGGGGGTATTAGGGGGGACCTCCGCCGCCGCGAAAAATGTGAGCGAAATCAAGGACAACGGAAGCGACTTCCGCATTTCCGCAGAACTCCCGCCGCCCAATGTTTTCAAGGGCTTAGGGAGCAACCCCCGCAGGACTTCCGCAGGCCATCCAAGGCGCAGCATCACGCGGCTCCTTCCGACGAATCGAGGCGGCTCGACCGCTTCCGCTCTTCAAGCGGCACGGGGCGCAGCCCCTTCTTGCTGTTCCGGGAATCGAACACGGCGTCCTCGATCGCGCCGCGCGCCATCAGCCGTTCGACGGCGGCACTGACCGCGGCAGCGGGGCGCCCGAGGCGGCGATGGAGCGAGCGGGGATAGTAGCGCTCGCCGCACAGGGGATGCGTGCCATAGGGCTCCTTTACGCGCCACGCGCGATCGATCTCGGCGATGACGGCCTCTTCGGTTTGCTCGTCGGAGACGCCGCTTTCCGGCGGACCAGGATTGCCCGCAACGAGCACGCCCACCTCGTCGCCGTTGGCGATGACGACGCCGATGCGCTTGAACCAGGATGCTTCGCCATCGATCAGCGAGAGGTTGGCCTTGGCGTCGTCTAGCCGGACCCAGAGCCGGCGCTCATGCTCGATGACGCCGAGCTTCTCGGCGTCGCGCGAGGACATTGCGAAGAGCGTCTGCACGATGCGCGCTACGCCGGTGAGCGAGGACGCGCCGCGCGCCGCGTTCTGGTTGCCAGCGAAGGCGTCCGATGACGCCGCGGCCGGCTTCGATGTGTGATGGATCAGGAGGACAGCGCAATCGCCACGGCGCGCCACTTCCCGGAAGAGCGCGGCAACCTCGCGGACCCGCGCATTATCGTTCTCCTCGACCGCGTGCACCTCTGCGAACGGATCGACGATCAACAAGCCTACGGCATCGGCCCGGATGCGTTCGACCAGGGCATCGACATCCGGTGTGCGCAGAGCCGAGCCGTCCTTGCCTGCGCGCGCCACCATGAGCGCGCGATCGGCACCGGAGTTGAGCGCGATCCGGCTGCGAACTTCCTCGATCGGGATCGACCAGTGCTGAAGCACGGCGGCAAGGCGCCTGCGCAGCTCGTCGCTGTCATCCTCGTTGTTCCAGACCCATGCCTTAGCAGTCTCGTGTACCGTCTGGCCCGTGATCTCACGCCCCGTCGCGACTGCAACCGCCTGCTCGATCGAAAGCGTCGATTTGCCGGCGCCAGGCGGCGCCACTTCCACGGTCAGATGTCCGCGGAGCAATGATCGCCCGAGCAGCCAGCGCCGGCGCGGGATCATCGCGGCATCGAGCTTCACCACCCATCCGGGCTCGATCGGCGGCGGCGGGCTCTCCTCACCGACTTCGTGAACCGGGTTCGGGATACTCCATTTGCGCCGTGCGCCGGCAATCATGCGCGCGAGATCGCGGCGCGTGTCATCATGCGTCCAGCCGGGAAGCGTGAGGCCTTCGGCCGTGGCCAGGATCTCGGCGTCCGACCATCCGCGAGCGACCCAGTGAGCGACAAGGCGCACCACGTGATCGTGCCAGTGGTGGCCACGCCGCACCGCCGCAACCGCGGCCTCGACCGAAAGACTACCGATGGCGAGGCCGCCTTCAGGGCGAGGCGTCGGCGCGGCCGGCGGTCCCGGCTGCGGCTCGTGCGAACCCGGAATCAGCGGGCCAGGCTCCGGCGCGAAGGCGCGCGCGACCTGTTCGAGAAAGTATTCGAGCGGCCTTCCGTCGCGCGGAACGTGAACCTCGGTGCGTTCGAGGACGCGGCCATCTTTTGTCGGCCACGCGACCGATCCGCCGAGCCGCAGAACGCGGCTCGGATTGAGCACCGTCGGATCACCGCCGATGGCGGACGCTACCGTGGCGCACAGCCGCCGTAGCTGGGCGGCGTCGCGGCAAGGAACGTTCAGCCGCCACCACATCTGCGCTCGCAGATGCGGATGGCGCCCGGTGACGACGGTCATCGTCGGCGGCACGCCGCGCCGCTTGCAAGCGGCGATTGCCGGCGCGACGACATCGGTGTCCACGTCCGCCCAGACGCAGCTCGCGGCCAGGAAATCGGCATCCGAAGCGCGCCGGTTCGGCGCCGCCTGCGGATGGCGCAGAGCCGCCCCGACATAGACATTCACGCCGGGAGTCCGATTGAGCGCGACCGCGCGATCGACGAGATCATCGATCCGGTCGGTCCCGAAGAGCTCGGCCGCCGACAGCGCTCCGGTCTTCGGATCATTCCAGGCAAGCTCGATCAAGCCGTCATGCGCGCCGTCGAGATCGCCATGGAACACGTGCTCGAGCTGCCTTTGCATGGCTTCGGAGTCGGGCACGAGGATGGGTGTCACGGCGGCGCGCATTTCGGCAATCGAGTCTGTCGGGACGGCGGGCGTGGACGGAGATCAGAATTCCGTTTCAAGCGCTGGATCGCGTGCCGGTCCCTTGGCGGCGGGCGGAGGCACGTGTGTTGCGCCCGCGGCGGCCTGCACGGGCGCGCCGCCCTTCCACACGTCCGTGTCATCGACGGGCGAGGCGTCGGGAAGCTCGGCTGGACGATCGGCCCACTTCACAAGCTCAAGGCGTGGCCGATAGTTGGTGCCGTACTTGTCCTTCATCGGATCGGCGCCGGTGCATGCGACAACCGGAACCTTGCCGCGGTTCTCGGGCTGGCCGGACTGCTCCTCGAACGCGGCGTAGAGATCGCGGACCGCGTTCGAGAGATGAATCGATGCGGAGGAGAACTCGACCGCGCCGCCGAAGAACTTCTGCGAGAATGCGCTCACCACGAAGCCGCGCTTGAAGTCCTCGCCGGGCGACGGCGCAACCCGATCGAGCGACGGATCGATCACCCGCTCGGGCGCCTGACCCTCGCGGAAGCGAAGCCAGCCGGTACGGATGTTCTTGAGATCGAGCAGGAACATCGGACGCGCGATTTCCATGTCGCCGCCTTCCGGCGAGCGCACGAACCACTTGTCTGCCTTGGCATTGTACTTGACGTATGGCTTCACCGTTCCGGAGCCGCCGATCTGCAGAGGCATGGTCTTTCTCCTTTCGAGTTGTGATCTTCAGAAGCCGAACACTTCCCGCCCGGCCGCTCGCGCAGTCGGCTCGGACCACCAGAAGCTTTCGAAGTCGGGGACGATCAGCCCGGCGAGTTCGCGGGGGTCGTTCGAGAGCGCGAGGAAGCGGCCGAGCGAGAGGGCGATCAGGCGGAGCGCCGAAAGATGTCGGCGCACATCGTCGCCGGACATCTCATAGACTCGGACTTGCTGCGGCTCCTTCTTGCCCGGCGCGGGCTTTGCATAAGCGAAGCGCATTCCGAAATTCCCGTGCGCCGACGCATAGACCGCGCCCTGGCGGCCGTGCGGATCACCGATCTCACCGGGGAAGCGCTCCGTCGTCTTGAGATCGACGATGAGCCCGTGCTCCGAGAACCGCCAATCAATGAAGCCGATGATCGGCACCGGAACGTCATCAAGCCGGACCTCGACGCGGTGCTGATAGGCGTCGGGCACCCCGTACTGCCGCAGCTCCGCGAGCGCGCCGCGGACATAGCCTCCGATCTTTGGTCGCTCCTCGTCGCGACGCGGGTCGCCGGCGAGTGCGGTGAGCCGATTGAACTCCCGCTCTGCTTCGGCCGCACACTCGTCGATCGGCTTCGCCGGATCGATCAGGCCGATGTGCACCCCGTGCTCGACCGCCTTGCCGCGAGCCGCCGGAATGCCCATCGGCGCCCGCCGGCCGAGCAGGCGTTCCATGATCCACAAGGCGGGCTGGGCGGCCCAGAGGTTCAGCGATGATGCCGACAGGTGGCCGACGCCGTGCTGTTCGAAAGCGCGCGCGTTCATCGCTCGCCTCCGACCAGGATGGCGACGCCGCGTTCAATGAGATCGTCTGGCGTTTCGAGAAACTCGATGTCCTCGTCGCGGAAGGCAACGCCGAGCTTCAGTTCGATGTCGCCGACCAGACAGAGACGCTCCAGTGGGTCGAGCTCCCAGAGTGGATCGCCGGGGTTCGGCGGCTCGCCGTAGCGTTCAAAGAAGGCGAGGCGCACCGCGTTGGCGACCAGCGCGCGGGCTTCGAGGCGGCGCGCAACGAGAAGCGGAGCGATCATCGCTCACCGCCTGGGCGCACGCCCTTCGAGGAAACGGGACCACGTTCGCGCGAGATCAACCACTCGCGAAACGCATCGGTCCGATACAGGACCTTCCGGCCGATGCGGATGCAGGGTGGCCCGATCCGCCGCGTTTCCCAGCGCGCGAGCGTATCGACCGAGACGCCGATCTCTTGCGCCACCTGCACCCGGCTGAGCCAGCCGTCGAGGAGGGAGACGCCACCTCCTCCAGCCTCTTGTTGTTGACCTTCCATGAAATCCGCCCTTCGCGATGCGATGTCCGATGCAAGGCGAATGGCATCACGAAAGGTGCCGGCAGGCTGAGGCCGAGTGAGGCGGAAACCGGCGGAAAGGCCGGTCAAGCGCGGGAAATTGCAATGGAATCAGCGAGATGGGCTGGCCGGGAGAGGCGTAGCTTGCCGCCTCAGCTGCGAATCCGGCGGAAACCGGCGAAAAAGGACTCGACTCCTTTACAGGAAGAACATAAAAGGAACATTGCTGTTAACTGAATAGTCAACGAAGGACGGGAGGGCGCAAATGGCGACTGCGGTTGGGTATCCCTGCTTCGCCTCGGGGGAGCCGAGGCGCCTGGCGGCGAAGACAGTGCGGTTGGTTGGCGCGGAGCTTCGCCGGCGGCTCCTTGGCGTGGTCGCCGGACCGCTTGACGTGTCGCACCTGATCCGCCGGACGAGCCAGCTTCGCGTGAACGGGCGGACGCTCAAGATCGCGTGGGATATCGAGCACCCGGTCCACGATCATGAACGCAAGCGCGTGCTGGGCGTCTGCGAGCATGATCCCGAAGAACCCGGCACGGTCATGATCAGCTTGAATGCCGAATTGCTTCGCGATCATCCGGAGCTGTTGCGATCGACAGCCGCCCATGAGCTCGGGCACGCGGTGTTCGACATGCCTGCCGCCATGACCACTGGGACGGCGCGCGCGTTCCGTAGCCGAGTGGAAGGCCGCGCCAGCGACGCGCCGATCGATTGGCGGGAATGGCGGGCCGACGAATTCATGGGCGCGTTCCTCACGCCAAAGCGGCAGCTGGCGCGATCATTCGCCCGTGAGGCCGCCGCGTTCGGCGCCGCCATCCGATGGAACGTCATCGATGAGATCCCGACGCCCTGCATCGCGGCGGACGAAGTGGGTTGGTCGGCAATCGATGCGATCGCTGGCGCGCTCGCGGAAGAATTCGGCGTCTCCGAATCCTTCATCGGCGTGCGCTTCCGCAAATACGGCCTGGTTTGCTGAAGGAGGGTGTCATGGGATTCGGGCTCACCGTCAGAGACAAGCGAACCCGGGAGGGCATCGGGCTCAACGACTTCGCCGAACGCCTCGGCGTTTCGCCGGCCTACTGGTCGCGTGTGGAACGCGAGCAGGAGAATCCGCCGCGTGACGAGCTAGTCGAGCGCGCGGCGGCGATTCTAGGCGTTCGGCTGGACGATCTCTTTGTCGAGGCGGGACGCCTGCCGCCCGACATGCGCGACGATCTCAAGCAGGTCGTGCAGGCGTATCGGCGCCTCCGGCAGCAGGGGCATCGATGAGGTGCTAGGGGGAATACCGGAGATGTCTCTTCCGCCGCGATCGTTCTATTCGCTCACCGAAGTGGCCGTCCGTTGGTCGGCGACGCCGTTCGACGTAATCGGATGGTCAACCGACGGGTTGCTTGCTCTCTCGATTGCTCTTCCGCCGGTGAAGACCGCGCCGTCGGAAACGCTGTCGGGCCTTGCCGATGTCGAGGCGCCGCACCTCTTGCCGCTGTTTCGGCGGGACGGCGCGCCGAGTCCTACCGTCGCAATTCGCCGGGTGAAGGCCGGCGACAACGAATTCCGCTGGATCGCCGAGCCGGCCGAAGGTGTCATCATCACCGGCGCGGACGTGCTGGTGAGGCGCAGCGAGGTCGAGCGCTTCGAACGACAATACGGATTCTTCAATGGCTTGCATGTGCCGGAAAATGGCGCCGCGATCACGGCACGCCGCCGCGGCGGCCCCGGTGTTCCGCCGCGCCACGATTGGGATGCATTCTATGCTGCGCTTACCCGACGCATTCACGAGCACGGCGTTCCGAGGACCCAGGCGGAGCTCGTTCGCGAGATGCTGGCGTGGTTCGAGGCTCGCAATCTCGAGCACGCGCCGGATGAGAGCACGATCCGCCGTAAGATCACGCCGGTTTGGCGGGAGTTGAGCCGCTGAGAGAACTGAGTTCGAAGATCGTCTGCACAGGAAATAGCGACCAGCAGCACGCTTGAGAAATGACGAAGACGCGTAACAATCACTACGTACCTCAATGGTATCAGGAAGGGTTCCTTGAGCCGGGTCGGAACACCTATTCGTATCTCGACCTGAGCCCGCCCCAGCACGCGCTGTCGGATGGTCGTGTTGTCACCGAGAGATCGAAATTCTCTTCGCCAACGTCGCGGGCGTTCTGCCAACGAGACCTGTATTCGACCTTCTTTGGCACGTCTGTGAATGACGAGATTGAGCGCAAGCTATTCGGTGACATCGATACGCGCGGAGCGCACGCCGTCCGCGCCTTTGTGGGCGAGGATGCCAGTGAATGGCACCGTCACTTTACGAGCTTCTTCGAGTATCTCGACATCCAAAAAATCCGCACGCCCAAAGGGCTCGATTGGTTGAGCGCACAATACCCGCGCCTGACGCAGAACGATCTCATGTTCGAGATGCAAGGCATCCGCATGATGCATTGCACTATCTGGACGGAGGGGGTGCGAGAGATCGTGTCGGCGCAGGACGCTGAGGTCAAATTCATTGTGAGCGACCACCCGGTAACGGTCTACAACTATGCGGTACCACCCGGCGCGAAAGGCAACGGCTATCCGAATGAACCCTCGATTGCGTTAAAGGGCTCGCAAACTATCTTCCCGCTGAACCGGGATTTTTGCCTCATCCTCACGAACCTCGAGTACGCGCAAGACCATTCGGCTAATCCACTTGAGAAGCGGACCTTTGCCGGAAACTATCGCAACTCGATGGTACGCACCGATGCCTTTATTCGCACGCGCAAGCTGACGAGCGAGGAGGTTATTCGGGTCAACCGCGTGCTCAAGGCCCGCGCGAAGCGATATATTGCCGCCGGCAAGGAGGAGTGGCTCCACCCGGAGACGTTGTCGGTTGAACCCTGGTCCGACCTGCGTGGTGCCTTTCTTCCGCCCGAGAACGATCTTTGGCACTTCGGCGGCGAGATGTATGCCCGCTTCGAGAGCGGCGAAGTCTATTATCAGGACGCTTTTGGTCGGACCGAAAAGGAACGCGAGTTCCTAAAGAAGAAGCCTCCATTGAAGCCGCTTCACGCCCGCGATCTCTGCGGTTGCGGATCGGGCCGCGCGTTCGGCGCTTGCTGCGAGCGCAAGAAGGTTGTCCTCCGCCCGACGTGGGTGGAGCGCAGTATCCGCGAGCGCAACTTGATGCTCTTCACAGGCATATCCAAAATTCTCGGCCTCGCGGAGGATCGCGATTGGGTCACCGTTCGCCGCGAGATCACCGACGATAAGATCAAAGACGTGTACGGCCTTTACGACGCTTTATGGCCGCGCGAGACAAACTTGCTCGCGATGCTGCCAAAGCCCGATGGTTCGGCGCGCGCGATTTACACCGGGCTTCTCCACCCGTCAGTCATTTCGAACTGCGCGCTCGGCCTATCACTCTATTTCGACGAATTGCTGATCGAGCACCCCTTCATCCATCCACGGACCGTCAACAAGGAGTTCAGTCCGCTTGAACATCCCAAGACGTATCGGCAGGAATTCCTCAAATCGGTCGTCTTGTTTATCGCGATCATGCCGCTCGTCGAGCAAGGGCTCGTCACCCTGTTTCCTGATCCCTGCAACTTCGATTTTCACCTGCGCGATCAGATGTTCGCAATGGCCAAGTTTCGGTCGCAGGGCATGAAAGTCGATCCAAAGGAAGAAGCCGGCCTGGCAGAGCTGATGAAGGACGACCACAAGCGGAGCATGTTGCTGCTGCCAAGAGACGCGCTGCGGCGCCAAGTTCTGCGGGATTCTCCCGAACTGGATGAAAAAGCTGTTGAGGCCCTTTTGGATGGCTTCGATATGCTTCGCGAACAAGACCCACTCGCAGTGCTGCAAGAAGGATCGCTCGAGGGCGGGAAGGGCGGCGGACAACTCACACCGTTTAAGATGGCGCCAAACTTCGAGATCACGATGTACCTCGCGCAGGCTACCGGCTCATGCGTCGTCACCGACAGCGTGTTCCGCTGGCGCGAACTGGTGACGGCCGCTGGACGCGGCACGCAGGGCGTACCGCCGCTGACCCAGCTACGAGCTAGCATGGAGCAAGCTGATTTTATCTTCCCGTACGACGTCCAGGAAATCGTTGCACTTGCCGGGCGTCGGGTATTTGGAGGCTATCCAGACATCATGCGAAAGGCCTTCCGGTACCTTTCAACGTTTCCGATAAGGGGCGCAAAGCCCAATTTTGAAGCCAGCCTCAATGCTGAATTCAAGCGTGTCCACGCCTCAACGGTACAGGTCGCAAAGAAGTCTGGGGCTCACGTTTCGGAAGCGCGAGTGTCGTGTCTATCGCCCGCTGGCGGTATCCAGGACAACACGGTCAATCGACTCCTCTTGATGTCCAGCTCCGAGCACCACCTCGCCAGCGTGCCAATGGCGCTGTTCGTCAAACGTGATGTTCCGGAAGGGTGATCTACTGGCATCGCCAACTCGTCGAGCTTTCCAAGGCTCGAATCATATGCGACCAGCCAACAGCCGCACGTTTGCGATCTGCCTTTGATGTACCTGGAAATACCCAATAGCAATCGGCCGGCACGCCTAGCAGCGACGAGTGGCCCCATGCGTCGTCGCGTTGCTGGTCGCGTCGTTCGTACGGGTCGCGCTGATCGTCGGGAGGCTTGCGAGCCAGCCGCGCAAATCGTCGACGCGAATGAGAGTCTTCCGACCGTATTTCGCGGCTACGAGATCGCCATTTTTGATCGCCTCGTAGAGTGTGGTTCGACCGATCCTCGCCGCGGCGCAAGCCTCGGCGACGGTTAGTGCAAGCTGTTCCAAGATTGCCTCGCCATCGTTGGCCGGTGTGACTCCGGCGGTCAGGCCCGCGTTCGTGCGGGCGATGGCAAATTAATATGAACAGAAATCCCGGCTTGTCGCGACAGAAGTTCAACGAGGTCTGACGTTTCAAACGCAGGCTTCAGCCGTCTGGAAGCGGTCGATTCACCGTTCTCTGCGGCCCAGTGCAGGCATGACGTTTTAAGCGGTTTTCGACGACCCGAATCGTTCCTTCCCGCGTGCCGTGATTCGAGGCATGATCGCCGTGAGGGGGAGGCAGATCGGCCGGTTAATCTGCGTTGCCGGATCGAGTGGGCTATGCCAACGGAACCGAACCAAGGATAGTTTTAAGGCGGAAAACGTGTTGGCACATGTGTTGGCACATTGGCTCGATCCAATTGAGAGACGCGTTACGTATCAATTACTTGCCTTCACTATTGGATGCCGCCCCTGGCACCACGATCGTTCACAGCGCAGGCCGCCCCTCAGCACGCCCCTCCCACACAGGTGGATGTTGTTACTTCCACGGGAGAGGGAGGAAAGGCTTGAGGCTGCCGAGCTCCCGCCTTCTTTGAGAGAACATAGCGCCGCTAATTTGCAGCGCGCTTGTTGCGGATCTCCGATCCACCGTTGAAGCGGCGCAGCGGGACTA